TCCCGATGCCCACGCGGGTCGCCAAGTTCACGTCCGAGAAGCCGAACGAGTTGGGCGCATCATAGAACGCCTTGAGCGTCAGCCCACTGCCCGCCGCCGCATCGTTCTGGTAGTACGAGTTCTCGTCGTGCAGGAGTGTCCCGGCCATGTTGTAGATGCGCGGGTGAATCCGGTAGGTCGTGGAGGTGATGTATTCCATGTGCCACTCGAACCGATACCACACCCCGGTCGAAAGGAACGCCGAGCTATGTGGCGACCAGCGGTTCGTCGGGTACGCAGTGGACGCGCCCGCCGACGTGTAGTAGGTTCGCATGAAGAAGTCGGTCAAGCTGCCGCCGCCCGACAACGCCCACGGGACGACTTGGATCGCGCCGACGTGGTTGTACGTCACCGGATGGTTGTTGATGACTGCGGCTTCGTCGTTGCGGAAGAAGAATCGCCCGTAGTGCGAGGTGCTCACCGGGACTGCCGCCGTCTGCTCGATCCCGCCGCAGTTCGCACCGGAAATCTTCACGCGCAGCACGTTTGCCGTGCGGGTCCAGTCGACCCCCGATCCCGCGATGACCGCGAGGATGTCGGCGCGTTGCGAACACCAGAAGGTGTCCCACTTGCCGCCGTCCCCAAGGGCATTGTCCGTGGTGCCGGTGGCGGTGGTCCAGTTCGAGGCGAACTGGTACGCGGCGCCCACGACCGTGATATTCGGGGTCGCCACGAGGGCTCCCGCGCCCGTCAGCGCCGCGGCGGGGACTGTCACCGTCAGTGTTTCGTTGGCGGTGATGACGTAGTTCGCGAGTGCGCCCAAGGTGATTGTCACGACCGTACCGCTGGTCCGCACCACATTCGCGACGCCCAAGTCCGACCGCTCGGCGTCCCAGCCCGCCGCTTCCGCCTGCGCCGAGTCGATGCCGTTGATGATCGCTTGCCGCTGGGCGTCAAACGTCCCACCAGCCGCGACCCATGTATCATCGGTCAGCGTGATGATGATGGTCCGACCGCCCGCCACCACCTGCGCCTGTGTGATGCCCGACAGGGCCGTCCCCGTCAGGAGCGCGAAGGGGCTGGTTACGGACAGGGCCGCCGTGCTCAGGACGACGCCTGCCACTGTGAGCGAGGCCGTCTTGGTTGCCGCCACCGAGGACGAGAAGGTCACGACGCTTACGCCGCTCTCATCGGTCGCTGGGGCCGTGCCGAGCGTATTGCCCGTGCCCGTCACGGCAGGCAGGATGCCCGCTGCCGCCAGTCCGTTGATTGGTTCCCCGTTGGCTTCGCGGAGCGTGATGTTCAGGTTGACCGACACTCCCACGCCGACCGGGGACTGCGACCACGTGAGCGTGGACTGCGCCGCGCTCGGCACCACGGATGCAAGGGCCAGTGTCACCGTCTTGTCCGCCAGAGCCGCCCCGGAGGCATCGCGGGCGGTCGGCGTGAACGTCACCGAGGTGGAGCCGTCCGCCGCTAACGTCGCCGCACTCACGGTCAACGTGGACTGCCCTGCGCCGGGAATCCCACTCGCACCGAAGAGGATCGACTTGCGGCGATGGCGCGTGATGGCGGCGAGGATGCGCGTCATTGCGCCGCCCCGGCCAGCGGGCCGCGCGCGCCGCCCTGTATCAGTGCCGAGAGTGCGGTATCGCCACCGGTCGGCGCCTGGCTCAGGTCACGCGCCGCCTTCGCCTCGAGCGCGCCCTGCTCGACCGCCGTCTGCTGCCGTGCCGCTTCCGCTTCCGCTTCCGCGATCGCTGCCACCGCATCGTCGGTGCGGACCACGCGAGGCGGGACGCCGCCGCGGAGCGCGAGCTCGTCCATGAACTGCTCCACGTCCAGCTTCCGCAGGACACCCGGATGCCCTGTGGCCTGCGCGAACTCGGCCGCGTACCGCCCGAACTCCTGCAGATCGCGGAAGCCGACGCTCTTCTGCGCGACCGCCAAGGCCGAGGTGTACTCGACCACGAGCGTCCGCCCCTCCATCTCGGGCGGGATGTCCGGCAGCAGGCCGCGGCGCTGCATGATGGCGAACTCGCGATCGCTGCCCGCCTTGAACGCCGGCGACGCGGCCTCGAGCAACGGTCCCAAGATCAGGAACTTCTCCTGTGAGATCTCCTCGACCTCGCGCGCGGTCTTCTCCCGCGTCGGCCCGAAACCTCCCGTCAGCGCGATGATGAGCCGCGTGTTCCAGAGCTGTTGGATCCGCTCCACCACGCGATCGATCTCTGCCGCGATCCGCTCGATGGCGGCCGGCAGGACCACGTGCAGCGGGCCAGCCACCTGTCCGGTGCGCGTGTTCACCGCGTTCCGCGCGGCCGGGAGCAAGGACAGCGGGAGCAGGTCGGTCGGCACGAGCATCGGCGGGAGCACCTGCTTCTCGATCGCCATCAGCAGGTCGGCTTCCATCGACTGCAGGGACTTGTTGGCGCCCAAGGTCAGCTGGCCGGGCGCGTCAACCCCCCAGGGCGAGAACGCGTTCCGCTTCCACCTGAATACCATCGCGGGCCATTCGCGATAGCCCTCTTTCGCGAGGTACCCGCGCTTCCCGGGCACAACGGGGCTGTCGGTCTCCCAATAGTACGACGCGAAGAGGGAGTCCTCGGGGAGCGTGCCGCTCGGCACGTGAGTGTCGTTCGGCGTGATGAGGTGCGACACCTTGACTTGCACTTCGAGGTGCCCGCCGCGGACGAGCGCCTGCGTCGCCGTCGAGAGCACACCCATGTTCACGGTGCCATCAGGATTAGTCGCGAACCGCTCCACCAGCTGTCGCACGGTCGTCCACATCGTCCGGGCGAGCGCGATCGGATCCCCTTTCGCGTCGTCGGCGAGGGTGTAGCTGCCGATGGGGAGCGGGACGTAGCGGAACACGTCCTGCTCGTCCTCCTCGATCAGCACCACGCTCGTCCCGAACGCGGGCCACTCGCCGTAGGTCCAGGTCATGATCTCGTAAAAGTTCGACCCGGAGAGGATCGTCATCGCGCGGTCGTTCAGCTCGCGCGTGAACACCTTGACCGATTCCGATTCCCGGAGGTCCGCATCGGTGATCGCCCACTGGCGCCACGCCCGCGACTGGTTGGTCATGCCCCAACTCAGGAACGAGGCGAGCGTGATGCGGGCGAAGTACACGGCCTCGTGGATGACGTTCGCGCCATCGCCGACCCGGTACTGATGCTGGTCCACGTTGCTGCTGAACGGCGCCACGAACGCCTCGATGTCGCGCCACCCCTCAAGGTGCGGGAGGCGGGCGCGCTCCATCTGCACCACCTGCCGCTCCAACCGCTGCCGGATACTCAGCGTCGCCAAGGACACCGACTGGTCGGCGGCGGGCGCGGTCACGCGATGCCCCCGACGCAGCGGACGTATTGCTGTTCGGCGGGCTGGTAGCCGCGGCGCAGGTAGGCGCGCTCCGAGATCGGCGAGGACGCCTCACGGGTCATCCCCACGAGATGCGCGCCGGAGTTGTCTGCCCAGCGGTCGAAGTCGTTGAACAGCATCGCCCCGGCACGCGAGCCGCGGTGCGGGAGCGTCACCCACCAGAACACCTCGGCGGCGAACAAGAGGTCGGGATTGAACGGGTGCGGGGCCAGCATCCCGGCGATGAAGCCGACCGGCGCGCCGTCGCGCTCCGCGATGGACATGTAGTGGTCGCGCACCAGGTTCCCAACCACGACCTCGGCGTGCTCCTGTGAGCCGTACAGCTTCCGCAGCAGGGGAGCGGAGTCGGCGAAGTCGCGCAACTGAGCGCACACCCAAGGAACGTCCTCGATGCCGGCCCGGCGAATCCTCATGGCAACGAATGTAGACAGAACGCAACGGTGCCGCAAGACGCTAGACGCAGAACGCCAGACTGCCGCAGAACGCCCTACCGGCGCTTTTGTCTATCGTGGGGGCGATACTCATGGGCCGCGAACCCAGGCTGCCCGGGGCGCGACTCATCGCTCTTCTTCTGGTACGGCCGCGCGAAGCTCAGCATCAGCGCCGAGAAGTGGTCGGGTGACGGGAGTCCGCGGCTCTTCATGCTCTCCCCAGACTCGAGCTGCAGCTTGCCGTCTGCGCGGGGCACGACCTCGACTTGGAGCAGGTCGTCGCGTAGCCGGGGGTGGGCCGGGATACACCCGCCGGCGCGGAGCCAGTTCCGGGTCGCGAGCGCCATCTCGGCGCGCTTGTTCAGGCAGCCAGGGTCGTCCGGGGTCTCGCCGAACGCCACGAGATCCCATTGCCGCCCCATTGTGCGCCCGCTCGAGACGATCCCGGTCCCGTAGCCCAGGTCGATTGCCACGCCATCGGCGCGGAACTCGTCCTCGTATCGCGCGATCTTGTTGGCGATGAAGATGTCGTTGTCGTTTTTCGGCGCCTCATACAGGATCTCATACCAGAGCCCTTGCCGCTTGCCGATCACGATCAGGTCGTCACCCATCCACGCGGGGTCGCAGGTGATGATGACGGGCGCGAACTCGTACTGGTCGGGCCGCAGGATGCGACCGTAGGCCGGGTCCACGTCGGCCTCAGAGATCAGCGACCGGATGCCGATCACCGGGAAGATGCCTCGCACGCGGACCTTCACGAAGTCCGAGTCCTCCCCGTAGTCGGCGACCCACTGGTCGTGCAGCACGCGATTCGTGCCGGGGACATTGCGGGCGTCGATCTGCCGCGGCGTCCAGCGGTGCGCGAACTTTCGGAAGCACTCGCGGAACCGACCGCTGGCTTGCGTCGGGTTGCCAAAGACGCCCCATATGATCTCGGTGCCGGAGTCCGTCAGCGCACCCTCCGCGACCTCCCAGACCCTATCCGCGATTTTCGATGCCTCGTCGAACAGTACCACGATCCGGCGACCCTTGTTGTGCAGCCCGGCGAACGCCTCAGTGTTGTGTTCACTCCATGCGATGGCATCGGCCCGCCACGTCCGCTCGTGGGCCTCGTCGTTGGAGTAGTAGGCTGTGGCCGTCATGGTCCACCAATGCTTGGTGATCGCCATCTGGTGCCACTTCGCGAGCTCAGGCCACGTCTTGGTCAGGAGCTGCTTTTCGGTGTTCGCGGTGACGACAACCCGCGCGTCCTCAAACGTGTCCAGCGCCCAGCGGAGCAGGAAGATGACGGTCGTGGTCTTGGCGATGCCGTGGCCGGATGCGACTGCTTCTCGGATCACCTCGGGGAATCCCAACGGCTCGCCAGCCTTGAGGCGATCCCCGATCTCGGTCAGGAACTCGCGCACCCACGGATAGGGGCCGCTTGAGTGTTCGAGCGAGGTGCCTGGCACGCCCCACGGGTACGAGTAGAGGACATGGCCGAGCGGGTCGAACCGGAACCCGGCCACGTCCTCGACCAGCGCGAGGTCGTCAGCGCTTAGCGGCACGCTCGCGCGCGGCGCGCATCGACTCGGCGAGCGCGGTGAGCGCCTCCGCCACGGGGTCCTTGAGCATCCCCAAGTGCCGCGCGATCAGGTTCAGCGCCGGCTCCTTCGCGTGCATCTTGAGCTCGAGTTCCACGACGCGCGTCGGCTCTTTCCCCGGCCCGTTCGGCAGGAACCGCGTCCTGGACTTCACCGACTGGATCGCGCGCGCCGTGTCGTCGTCGATGTCCGTCGATGGGATGAACGCGGTCTGCTGCGCGTCCCAAGTGAACGCCTTGCGCACGTCCGCGAAGCCGAGGGCGGCGAGTTCCTGCACCACGCGCTCGGCCGTGACGCCCGTCTTGTCCGACCGCTTCTGCACCAAAGTGTTGATAACTGTCGCAATCCGAACACTTTTCAACAGTCGCGCGCCCGCAGTCCCAGCCGAACTCATCGGAACCTTGTACGCCTTCTGGTACGCGGTGGAGGCGTTCAGGTCGGTAAGATACGCCTCCACAAAGGCTTGCTGCCTTGCGGAGAGGGGCCGCACCTTCTTCGGCGTCATGGTTCAGAAGGTACGCGGCCAGTCGCGTTCGCGCAACAGGTTCGGCTCGGTGCAGCGGTTCCGCTTGGCCGCCAGCCTGTCGCGACCTTGCGTGCGGCCCTGCTTCTCGCGGAGGACTATCTGCCGTATTCGCTCACGCGTCAACCCAAACTCCTGCGCGAGGCGGTCGTACGTGATTCCGCCGGCGAGGTATCGTTGGCCGAGTTCTTCGTTCCGCTCGGCGCTCGTGGCGTGTCGCGGAAGCAACTTCACGAGCCACGAGTGTTTCGCTCGTGGCGGAACCACCTGCGGTAGCGAAGCCTCGCCGACCCAACC